AGTACCGCAAGTATATCACCCGCCAACAAGACGTTATTCTCAAGCATAACAAACGGAGTGATATGCTAAGGGAGATTGCGGACATGATATCCAAGGCAAACGAATATGGTACTTCCCGTAAGGAAATTATCTATAACGCTCTGCGTGATGAGTTTCTAGTTGGTATCTATCATATCATCGAACTGTATGTCGCTGAAGATGAAGATGAAGGACAGGTGGAATAATGTCAGATGAGCAGAATAAAGAGCTGGTGGATGAGACTCAAGCAGCGTCTACGCCTACGGATATTGCCGAAGCTTTTAAGATGTATAATCAAGCTAACCGAGCAGCAGCTGAGGAGCCTTTGGCATCTGGAGAAACTGGAGACGCAGTTAGTTCTGAAAACAATAACGAGGGAAGCGTATCAACTGAGCCTGATGGAACAGGAAACATTGCTAGTGATACCATCGGAAACATCGAAGAGGATACCGGAGGAAGTCTGGGAGGATCTACAACTCTCGTCGAACCAGTTGATTACTCTCCTGCAAAGCAAGAAGTCCTGAAGAATATCCAGAACCGCGCTGTCGATGAAGTCCGTAAGGAACTCAAGGAACAGCAGATTGATCTCTGGAGTATCACTGATATCAGGATCGAGGAAAAGGATCGCGATGGAAACCCAACTGGGAGAATCCTCTATCGCAATCCCGACGATCCGGATCATCCGTTTTCCAACCGCGCAGATGCGCAAGCTTATATCACGTCTATTAACGACGAAATCCAGAATCTGTTCCGCCGTCGTGTAAACGAGAAGCAGCAAGAACTCTTGCAGCAGTCTCTCCCGACGCTTCAGATGATGGACTTCGCGCCTACTTACCAAGGCATGAGCCAAATCGAGAAAGACGTTTTCGATGATCTCGTTGCGCCTTATGCTATCAACGATGGCCAAGGCAACATCATCGGTTTTAACGTCAATCTCGATTCAGTGGCGAATACCGCTAAACAAGTGGCTAAGCGTTTCGCAAGCCAACAACCCGCTGCTCAACAGCCTGCTCAGAATCAAGAGCAGACTAAGCAGCAGGGCAGCCGTCCTGCTATGGACATCAAGTCAGGTAACGGCGTTTCACCCGATGAGGAAGAACCTAAAACCATCGGGGAAGCGTTGAAGCGTGTTGACGAAGCAAATCGCAAGAAGAAAGAAGGTAAGTAAAATGACGAGGAAAAGCGCAGCATCTGTGAAGGCAGTTAAGACGGCGAAGGACGCCTTGCCTCCTATTGAGGACATTTTCAAAATTATGCGCGAAGGTTATCTCACGGTTCTCGAAACTAATATCGAGACCGCTAAGCGCGTTGATAACCTGTTTAACATCAGGGATCTCGCTCGCCGTTACTGGGGCGATGATGATATGGTTCATAACACTATCGAGTACTATAAGAGCCTCTATGATCTCAGTGTGGGCACCTACGAGAAGATCCTCGAAATCGCTAAAGAGCGTTATACATTCGAAGAGCTTTCCAACATGGAGATGAACAATTGGTACGATGAGATCTTGCCTTCGGTAGAAGAGATCATCACCAAAGAGGATATGATTAAGGCGATGATTGTATTCCTTAGCATCAAGCCCTATGGCGAAAAGATGCTCCGCGATCATAACCAGTTCCAGGAAGAACTCATGAAGCGAGAGGCTAATAATGAGTAAAGATATACGGACAATTAAAGACTGTATTCCTTATATTACTCACGAAGATTACAATGTGAGACTACTCGGTGAGTATATGGAATTACAGATAAGACGTAAGAAGCTCGGTAACATGATTCAAAAACACCGTACTGGATTACTCGATTTCGAGTTTGACTGTCCAATAAAAATTCTCGAACTCCAGTATGATGCCATGCTAGAATACGAGGAAATACTCGAAGCCCGTATCGATATAGAGAACAACCGATAATGCAAGAACTTATCCAGATACCACGTTACTATCAGCCATTTCCATATCAGGCTGCTGCATGGCGTAGACGCGCTTCAGGCGAATATAATTATTACTTTAAGCTCTGGGCGCGTCAGATCGGTAAAGATACTGACGACATTGAGCATGCCATGGATACTGGATATAAAAATCCTGGTATACAAATAGCATACGTGGGTCTGGATAACGTCTGGATCACGAATAACATTTTCAAGAAATACATTGATGGAAGAACATTCTGGGAGGACTATCCTAATGAACTCATTGATCCAAAGGATACCGCCAAGGAAGTATATATGCTTTCATCAGACCCTCAAAAGGCAGATAGCCGAATCAAGTTTATCGGTTTCCTTAATGACCAGGGGCTTATTGGATCATCGTATGATAGGTTCTACATATCTGAAGCGTCCTTATACCCGAGTCATGGTTTCCAATATATTCGTCCTATTTGGGATCGTAAACTTAAGTTCGGTGAAAATCTCCAAGTTAATTTCAACGGAACACCGCGAGGAGTGAAAAATGTTTTATACGACCTGTTACGCGTTTACACCGGAGTGGACGACCCAGACGACTTCCCTGGTGCGCATGGAAACTGTTTCGTTGATAAAGTTACCATCGCTGATGCGGTCGATCATCAAGGCCAGCGACTCTATAGTGACGAGGAGATCGAACAGCTCCGATCTCACTATATTAGAGAGTTCGGAAACGATAACCTCTTCCGACAAGAAAACTTTTGTGATTTCACAGTTGTCAACGCGGGACTGGTATATCTTGCGATTGAGCAGCTTGTCAGAGAACACAGATATATTCCGTACAATCTGGATACCGTTAAACCCGTTTACATCGCTTTTGACATTGCCTCTAAGGGTAAAGAAAGTGATAGCACTGCAGCGGTGATATTCCAGTATATCAACAACCGCATGATAATCTATGATTGCTTTGAATCAAGGGGGATAGCCCTTGTCGAAGCCATGCAGGAAATCATGAAGAAACCATATGCGCACATGATCCGCATGGGTATTCTACCCTGGGACTCGGAGCGTTCTGCTTCAAGTCAAACGCCTATCGAAGAAGCTCGCGCGATGTTTCCGAAGATTAACTGGCATGCACTCGATAAGGAACGTGTAGATAGAGGCATCCGTCTCGTAAGAGAACAGTTGCCGAACATGATTATCAACAGCGAGAACTGCGGTTGGTTGATGGAATGTTTCCAGAACTACGAGTACAAACGCTTGGAGAAAGCAGACGACTGGGCTGCTAAACCAATGCATAATAAGTACTCGCATATGATGGACGCGCTGCGTTATGCTGCTATGGGGTTAAAGGAAATCCAGTACTTCAACCTCAATGATGATGGTAAGGAAGTGCTGGATTTCAACCTCACTTACGAAGGCGTTTACGGAGCCGAGGAAGAGCCTTGGGATAAACCCTGGCCGAAACACTGGCAAAGGCAGGAGAAGAAAACCGATGGCGGACTCTATTACTATGAATGACGACTGGGAATTCCACTTTGAAGAGCCTAAGCAACCACTCAAAGTCAATAAAGATCCGAACATGTCCACCAACTATCTCGAAGGAGAAGGCAAGTGGGAGAACTACTCAGACCAAAAGCTCTACGAGATCGAGAGTCTTCTCCGTGCATTCCTCCAAGATAAAAAGGAAAATGATTATAAGTGGATGCATCATAGCAAATGGCGGAAATACACTTTAACCATGATGTTCGAGGTTCTTTACGGTAGGAAGTGGGATCAAAAGGAAGACGGCGCAGGCATTCTCTATAAGCTCTCTAAGATCATGGGGCATTACAGCACCAGGATTCTCAAGAGCGGAACGACGATTCGTGGTAAAATGTATAAGAAAAAGGTGTTTATCCTTTCGGCAAACCGCCTTGACACGCCTCCTTACAGCCTTAGACTAAGGCTCGAATGGCTGGCAGACAGGGGAGAATTACCCTGCTGGCAGAACATGAGACTGCCGAAAGACCTCGAACCAGGCCATGCGAGAAATCCCAAGGTAGAGGCGAAGATGCAAGAGCGCAGTAAAAAGGGTTACGCCGTTTGGCGCGAACAACAGAACGGAGCCAACCGTGTCAGGAAATCAGAGCGGAAAGAAAAGTGGATCTGGGACGCTTACCAAAGCAAACGAGTCCCAGAATCAGAACTCTCAGATGCTGCTCGACAAGCTCGACAGGAAGCCCTACGAGAAGCAGAGCATTGACGATCTCCTCACAGACTACTGTCTCCTCAAGACAATGGGAGACGTTGTGAGAGGCCGGGAGACTTCCACTAATGCCAGGAGCTATACTGTTACCTCAATGCTCTATAACGCTGTCTTCGAGGTCGATGTCGAACTCATCAAGACGATTGTTCTCCGTATTGACGGCACTGTGCCGAGCGAAAAGAACAGGGAAGGCTTTGCCAACCTGTTCGGAGATGCGTTGGATGACGTGATGAACTACGATCGAGCAGATCAGCTCAAAGTCACGCCTGACGATCCACCGATTATTGCAATGGCGAAGGCGCTTGTTTACATAGCGACTCAGCCAGTAGGCTCTAATTTCCAGAAGCGCAAAGAACGTAATCTCGCGGCCAACATTATCCTCGAACGCATCGGAGGCCGTAAGGTCGAGCCGAAGCGTTTGGCAATTGACACGGTATATGTCGAACCCGCTTGGATGTTGGGAGGTGAGGTAGATGGCAGTGGAAATGAGGAACAAGAGCATCGACCCGAATAGAGCGGAACTCCACGCTATGAGGAAAGACATGCTCAGGCGGCAGTGCGAAACGTGCAAGATCGGCGACAAAATGGGGCCGAAGAGCGGATGCGAAATCCGCAAAAAACTCATTATAGACGATAGTCAGGTTGCTTGGAAAAACAAGCATCTGTTCTTCGACGATAAAGGCAAGTGCAAGATGTATAAGGAGAAATAATCATGGAAAACAAAGAACCGATCTATATTGGCGTTTATCCGTTCGAAGAAGGCATTGAGCTTGATAAGTGCCAAGGTCATAAAGTCCTTGAAGAAGCAGCAGAACTCTATACTGCGTATATTGATTTTTGCAAATGCTCGGCTTATGAAAAAGAATTTAAAGAAAATCAAGAAGTCAGTGATGAAGAATATGAGAATATTGTAAATGCATTGGCAGACAGACTGCTCGCAGAAGCAGCTGATGTTATCCAGTCTGCTGTTAATCTCATTTATGTGACTTCAGGAAAAGACTTCGAAGCAACTCAAAAGGCTTTCATAAGCGCGTTCAACTATATTAATAACAAAAATATAATGCGCGGTTATTTTGGTGAAATCGAAGAAGAAAAATCGGAGGAAGAAAATGATGGAGAGAGCGCATGACGCGGTATACAAACCGAGCCACTATGAAAAAGAAGGTTATCCCTCCACACAGGTTATGGTGCGGGCTATGTTTGCCGGGACTGAAGGTGAACTCCCGCTCTCAGTTTACCCGTGGTGGAAGGACGCTTTCAAGTATATCTTCAGATGGCCTCTCAAGAACGGCCTCGAAGATCTCTATAAAGCGAAGCGGTGT